TCTGGCAAGTCATCGGGATCAATACCGAGTTTCTGTAACTGCTTATCGCGTAGTTCAAGTAAACGAGATTGTTGCTCATACCCTGTTTGCTTCTGCTGCATATCGCTGATCTGCTGACGTAAACGTTCAGCTTCACGACGCTCTGCTTCTAAAACATCGTACGGGATAGTGTGAACACCATCTTTCGCGACAATTACTTTCTTCTCTTGCTGATCTTCACTCTGTGCTGCATCACCGCTATCCGCAGTTGGCGAGGCTGCGCTCGTATCGCCGTCTGATTGCTGCGCTGCTGACTCAGTTGATTCGCTATCTGCGACTGCTGGCGCTTGTTGTGCTTGTGGTATCTCGTCAGATACTTCTGCATCATCAAACTTATCAAGCATCGCTTCGAGCTCATCCAGTGTTTCATTGCCTGTTAATTCAATAGCCAAAATAGCCTCTCCGGTTGTAGACGTATCGCTGTCTGTGCGGATAAATGCTTTAAACAAAGCCCTTATCCCCAAAAACAGGCATAAAAAAAGCCACATCCTTTCGGGTGTGACTTTAAACAATGGCACCAGCGTATCTTGATTCTGGGGTTGTAAAGATGACTAATGCCATTATAAAGAGTAAAGATCTGGCGAAATCCATTACTCATATCCACATCCATGTGGTTATTTATTTCCATCAACAATATCTCTCATATTGAAGTATATTTATACTCTATATCCATTAGGGTAAATATTCTTATTATCAATATAAGTGACTAATAAAAAAGCCACATCCCTTTCGGGTGTGGCTTTAGATAATAGAATCAGAGTATATTAGATTCAGGTAGAGTCAAGACAACCACTACCATTAAAATAGAGGGGGAACTCTATAGTTATGTCTACATCCATGTAGTATTTATATTACTTCTACACATCTTGTTTTATATTGCAGTATATTTATACCCTATATTTATTAGAGCAAATATTCTTATTATCAATAATCACTGATTTTATATCTCTATCGTATCAATTTGCTGTTGTAGATTAACCAACATATCTAACTTAACCTGCTCAACTTCACCACTTACTTTTTCCATTTCAGTTAATATCTTACCTGTTTCAGCGAGGGTTTTTGCATTGGTATAACGTTGACTGTCGGCAACTACACTCTCTTTATTAGCAAGTGCTGCCGTCCGTTGAGCTTCAGCTTCAAGCTTGCCGACTTTAGCCGCAAGCTCTCTCATCATTAACGCTTGCTGTTCTTGTTGCTGCTGCGCCTGAGCCTCTGCTGCTTGTTGTTCTTCTGGCGTCATATCTTCAACATCTTTACTAACACCTAATGCACCACGAACACGTTCCATAAACTCAGCTTTATTTGGAACATCACTTAATTCAAGTACCAAGTCAATCACTGCACTTTGCACTTCAGGAGGTAATTGTGAGGTCATCTGCATCATACGTTCAGCAAGTTGAGACTTATAAGCCGATGTTTGTTGAACAGGAGCTAGAGCAATGTGAGAGCGTAAACGCGATATATCATTGTTCATTCCATCTGGTGTTTCTTCATTGATAACAACCGCTTTGCGCTTCATCTTGTCATCACGATTAACGACAACCTTCTTATTACGCTTATTCTTCAAATCTTCAATGACATAACCAAGAATGAGTTCTCCTACTAACTGACACGAGAATCGATAATTATCGTTAATCTCAGCCAGTGTTGTTGCACCTTGTTCAACGATATTAGCAATGGCAATACCACTCTTAGCACTATCATCTTGACCAAGAAAAGATGGTGAAACCCCCATAACATCTTGTATATGCCGCATAGAGTCTTGCATGACAGTGAACTGTTGGCTTGAGACTTCTGTATCTCGATTGATTTGGAACACTTCTGCCATCGTTTTTTGATTGCGTCTGTTCGGATTAAGCTTTACCACACCACGCTTATCAATTTCTTCAATAACTTTTTGAGTACTCATGTTAGTCGCATCTTCATCCATGATAATCAATGGTGACTGCAATAACTGCGTGAGTTTACTGCGACGGAAATTCACTTCATCTTGTGCACTGATTGATGAAGCAACAATGCCATAAGGTTCACCTGATGAAGCTTTACGGTATCCAAAGAAAGGAATCAATGGCCACATGCCTTGTGGTGCAGAGCATTCTTTATCCCCTAAATGATGAGGTCCTGCATACCAACTTTCACTAATACGATTAACTTGCGCCATGCGAAGCTGTACTTTCTCCATTCCAACTGCGGTGACGTGAGCAACATTATTCGATTGATATTCAATTACTCGACCATCAGAGAGTTCAATTACAGGTTTACGCTCAAAATTGCGGTAATAAATCACTTGTAGCCGAATACGTTTACGGTTTTGGCTTAACCATTCAGATTCACTGCGAGTCCAGGTGCTGTATTCTTTGTAGCCACTTTGCAGCTGAGGGTCTAAACCTGCGATATGATCGACATCGACAAAGTTATTCCATGAATTTACCGCCTGCTCAATGATGACGCGCTTATTAGGTACCATGGTTATCAGTTCATCCATATCAATCCAACGATAACGCATTAACCATCTTGCATCTGATAAGTCATGTTGCTTTGCTAACCAATCCCAATAGACCTCATCACGTGGCACATTTTGGATTTTATACTTAGCACCAAAAGGGTCCGGGTTACGAAAGCACTCAACCCAACCAATCCCCGCTTTAAGTTGTGAAGCATAAGCATCTGAACGAGCTTTATCTAATCGACCAAGACGACAAGCATCAGCAAATTCAGCATTCAATGCCTCAGCTAACTCTTCCATCTCATCATCGGAATCATCAGCCATGACCAATAAATCAGTACGTGTTTTTGCTTCCATACCCAGAACGGCATTAACAGCAGGCTTTATTAAGTTTTGAACAGTGATTGGTTGACCTCGTTCTTTCAGCGTTTTTAATACTTCAGCCTCAAGTTGATCATCATCGTAATAAGCATCGGCTTTGTTTGCAGCAGAACGCCAATCTGGTTGGCCATCAATATCAGACATGATGTCGAGCAATTTACTTTGGTCTACTTTCATTAATAGGTCATCCAATGTTTATCTTTTGCTGGCTGGTTATCATCAGATTTAACGCGCTTTGGCATGCGTGCTCGCATTTCTTGGGCAATAGCATAGCTAATCAGTTGATCGTCATAACAGCCCACTTGAGCATTCATTGCACCTTTGCTGTCATACACATAAACATTAAGCTCAGAGATAGTGCCTATCCAACGTATTCCACTTGTTTGAGTGCGTAACAGTTCTTTTAACCCTTCAATGATGATGGGTTTAGATTGTTTTGTTGTTAACCAACCTAATTTGGGAGTGTCATTATCGTTATCACGGTCAAGGTATTGTTCTTGATAGATACGACGAACAGGATAGATATCGCGGAATTTTTGTAAGAACGCATGTCCATGGTTATTTCGTTCTGGTCCAACAAAGGCGGTGTTATACATATGACCAACATGCCGCACGAGAGAGGCAAACATCTCAACATCTAAATGACCAAACCAATGCGCGACTTGTTCACCAGTGCTTTTTTTTACTACATCAAATGAGCTCCTATCGTTATGCTCAAGACCTTCAGCAATATCAACGCCTATTGCATACTCTTCATCAGCATCAGGCAATTCCCACACAAGTAACATATTAAGCAAATTACGCTGCAGCTTTTCATTATCAACCTCACGCATTGATTGCGCTTTTGTTTTGATACCACTTACAGGCTCGATGTCATAAATGATAAGCGGCTTCATGGTATGGGCTTCTGCATTCATCACGCGAATTGCATCAAAAACACGACGACCAGAGGTTAAGAAGGCTTCTTGTGGCGTTGAGGGAAACTCTTGCTTAATTTCCTCGCCCTGACTTTGTTCTTTATTGATGTACCATTGTTTTTGCTCATCCGTTAGCGTGACCTTCATGGCCAATTCAACAGCTGCAAAGTATTCTTGGTGGTATTTACTCAGCTGTAACCCAGACTGAGGAAGAGGCTCTGAGTATTTAGGATCTTGAAACCACGCAAAGAAATGAAACTTATAATCTTGTAAGCCCAACGTCGAGCCTGAATTATATAAATCCAATGCTCTCATGCTCATTGAGTAAAAATCACCACCAACACCTTCAGCAGTGGATTCGATAAAACAAATAGCCTTTTGGTGAATAGCATTTAAGGTACCAGTCTTAACCTCTTTGGCCTTTTGTGGATACTTAGCACAAATCTTTCCATGCTCTGAAATGTGAAGTCGTTGCACTGTTCCTGAACGAAATGACGTTGCACACTGAATACTTGAACCACTTTTAAAGAGAATGAAGCCACCGCTTGCACCAGAACGACGCGCTTTAATCGAAAATTCAGCTTTCAGCCACTCAGGAAGATTATCAAATGGTACTTCTATCTTGGTACGGAAAATCTCTCCTGCTGCACCTTGGTCTTGAGCAATGATGCCGCACTTAATGTTCATATTAAATAACGCTTCATCGAGCAGATAAATATCAATGGCAGTAGAGAAACCAAGCTGGCGCGCTTTAAGAATGATGTTCTTGTATGCCATTAACTTAAATAGTAGAGCTTGAGCTGGTCGAAGCTTAAACGTGACTAAGTCACCATCCTCATTTTCAATTTTGTAAAGGTTGTTCAATCGCCACCATTTGTTGCCAATACGCTGCTTGATGTAGTCGATTTCTTCTTGTTCGGTCATGACATCAAGCCATCAGAGCCTGTCTCTTGCAGTTCAGCAATCATTGCAGATATTGGTGTTGTTGAACCTTTGCCCTCTTTCGCCAATTTATCAGCTTCCAATTTTAGCTTGGTTGTTGCAGCTTCTATTCGATCCGTATCTTTCATGATTTTTTGCTCATTAACAGTATCAATACGAATGGATGAAAGCGTTTTAGTGATAGATTCAATGCGAACGACATTTCTATCGAGTGCTTGCTCTGTCGAGGTAGTCGCATTGTAAAGCTCAATGCGTTGTTCAACAGACT